GTGGTGATATTACTACCACCGCTACAACATTTAACTTAATTAATACTACTGCGACTACTTTAAATATTGGTGGCGCAGCGACTTCTCTAACACTTGGTGCTACAAGTGGTACTGCTACTATCCGCAATACTACTGTTGCGATTACCAATAATGCTACAGTTGGTGGCACTTTAGGTGTAACAGGTAATACTACTCTATCAGGTACTCTTGGCGTAACTGGTGCTGCAACGATTACTGGTATTATTAATGCCAACGGAGGTATTACTGCAACTGGTTCTGTTAGTGTAACTGCTGGTGGAACAAATACAAATATTAACCTTGTCCCACAAGGTACTGGTACTGTTGACGTTGCAAGTAAGCGTATTACCAACGTTGCTGAACCAACTCAAGCTACAGACGCTGCAACTAAGAACTATGTTGATGCTGTTAAGACTGGTTTAGATCCAAAGGATTCAGTTCGTGTCGCTACAACTGCTGCATTAACTGTTACTTACTCTAACGGATCTTCTGGTGTCGGAGCAACATTAACCAATGCTGGAACACAAGCTGCAATAACTATCGACTCTATTGTACTAGCAGTCGGAGATCGTGTCTTAGTTAAGAACCAAGCAACTGCTTCCCAGAATGGTATCTATACTGTAACCAACGTTGGTTCAGCTTCTACAAACTGGGTATTAACTCGTTCTATTGACGCTGAAACATCAACAGAACTTACTGGTGGTGCATTTACTTTCGTTGAAGAAGGTACTACTAATGGTGATAATGGTTTCGTTTGTACTACAGACGGAGCAGTTACAATTGGTACTACATCAATTAACTGGGTACAGTTCTCTGGTGCTGGTCAAATTATTGCTGGTGCTGGTTTAACTAAGACTGGTAACCAAATTGACGTTGTAGGTACTGCAAACCGAATTGATGCTAACGCAGATAATATTGACATTTCTGCAAACTATGTTGGTCAAGCGTCTATTACAACTCTGGGTACTATTAGTACTGGTACTTGGCAGGGTACTATTGTTGCTGGTCAATATGGTGGTACTGGTGTAAACAACTCAGGTAAGACAATTACTCTTGGTGGTAACTTAACTACTAGTGGTGCGTTTAACACTACTCTTACTGCAACTGGCACAACTTCTGTCACTCTTCCAACTTCTGGAACTCTTGCGACATTAGCTGGTACTGAAACATTTACCAACAAGACTTTAACATCACCAACAATCAACTCTGGTGCTATTTCTGGAACATTCACTGGAAATGCAACATTGTCAGGTGTAATCACTTTATCAAACACAACTGATGCAACCAGCACTACTGCTGCTGGAGTTGTTATGTCTGGTGGCTTGGCAGTTGCTAAAGCAGTATATGTTGGTACAAACATTACTGGTGCGGGTGCTTCAACTTCGACTCTTGATGGATTTAACATCGATGGTGGAACTTACTAAATAGTATCATAAGGGTAGTTGTTACTACCCTATTACCTTTTTTAAGGATTTGAATGGCTAATAAAGTCTTACTGAAGAAGTCTTCAGTTGCGGCAAAAATTCCGCTATCAACTGATTTGGATTACGGG